ACTCAACTGTTTCAACTGCATTTCATCTGGGCTCAACAAGTAGTTGGCAACAACATTGCCCATAAAGTCATTGCCTATCAATCCTCCGCCACCGACCACTAGTGGCACATCGCCAGGATAATCTTCTTGCCAGGGATGCGCAACATCGATGGTCTGGTATTGATCAGGTGATAAAAAGTATTGCAGAGGATCGGCTGCAATATCTCCCACGTTGTTGGGATCTTTTCTGTGTGCTAATACGTATTTTATACTCATTGGATGTTTAATATTTCTATAGCTTTGCTGCGCCGCATTTCTTCAACACTTACTTGTCCATAAGCCAAGTGACAGCCCCATGCATGTAATTTATCTCGATCAGGATAGTAAGGCGTGTCTATCTGTTTTAGATCTTGCGAGCCTACCGGACTTGCGGCGTTGGCGGGTGCAAGCGTAAACACTGGTATACCATGAAATACGCTTTCTACCGCTGCTACACTATTGTATGTCACCAGAGCAAATACATCTTGATCCAGTGCAGACTGTAGCGTATCGTTGGCAATACGGTCAATGCGTTTGGCTGCACGTTCTCGAACAACCACAGGACGATCTGTGTATTGTTTAATAGTGTCTACGGTCTGTTGTACCCATTCTTGTTTGTTTATCCCGTAAAATTTGCAAGGCTTTTCGTCGGGTGCTGCTACCAGTATTCGAGTCCCGGTCTTTTTCCAAGGCTTGAATTCTTTTTTAAATCTACGAAATCGATCATCGGGCCTGGCAATGATTTCTCCGTGCTGTAGATTATTCTTTACAATACGATGCCAAAGCTTCCATCCATTGGGGTTGGCTGCAGTTCGTTCGTTGCCGAAGTAACCAGAATCAACGTAGTAAAAATCTCTATGATCCGTCCAGCAGCGTTTCATAATCTTGTGCTTAAGGATGCCCCTTAACACAATTGGATCACTGGAATTTTCATACACAAAATCTTCTGTACTGATGGGCGTAGTGTCACATCCTTGAGCGAACATGTTGACATATTCGTCTTGACCATCTTTACTTAGGAAGATCATGCTGCTGGCAATATTCAGTCAAGATGCGTTCACGGTGCCATTCTGATCCTTGGGGAGTATCTGCAAACTCATGGAAGCAGGGTGTGCCTAGGGTGTAGTGCAACAGTTTGGCGCTGGGGTTGGCCCCGTATTCGTCAGGCAACCAATTCCATTCAGGAGGTAATTCGCCGATGCGGTCATCAGTGCACCAGGTGAATCGATGCAGTTCTGCGCCAGTTGCTTTCATCACATAGTCGGGAGTTAACTTACGGTTAGGGTAACTGTTACAGTTCCAGAGGATCACACTTGACCAGTTCTTGCGTGGATAATCTTCGTTTTTGCTGCCAAGATACTTTATGGGCATACGAGTCTTATAATTGTGTTTGACCACTTGGACGTCTTTGTAGGGATCTCTTAACTCCCACAGCTGAGCAATATCATCACGCACAATCATGTCGCCGTCAATAAAGATTGCATGTCCTTGCCATTTCATCATGTAGGGCACCAGGAATCGTGTGTAGATAAAGTGATTGCTGCCGTCAGTATGTGTTTCTGTGTAATCTCGAAACAAATTTAGTGCTACAGGAATAATTTGCACAGGTTGGCTGCTGTGTCTAATGATTGAATTTGCACACACATGGAATGCAATGGCTTCGCGTGGATCGTAACCGATAAAAACTGGAATCATTTTCTTTCAATGTCCTCTTCTACACACTGCTCGCCGTACTGTATTTCTACAATCTTGCATGGTACATCAAACGGATTGGTCAACTGATGCCATTCGCCCACTGCAATCTTATATTCTTGATGCGGATGAAGATGGGTGGGAGGCAATACGTATCCGCTGGCCAGTTGGCTGTTGACTATGCATTCACCTTCGCTCACAATCCAGTACTCTGCACGATGTTGGTGCCGTTGCATGCTAAGGCTCTGCCCCGGATCCACTGTAAGTTCTTTGACTTTCATTCCTGCCACTTCGTGCAGCACACGATAGTATCCCCACTGCCGTTCAGTTCTGGGAGCTTTCCATTCTTGAAGTATCCATGAGCTAGAGTTGCGTTTGTCTTCGCCGCCTACACCAAATGCAAAAAAGACCCGGGAATCTTGCACTGTCATTTCAGGAATGTTGGCCTGTGTGCGATCGCCACCGTTGGCAAACACAATGTCAGCATCAGGATACCTAGCACGTACCACACGTATGGCATCGCAACTGGATCCATCATTGTCGTTGTAGGTCACAACTTCGTCTACCATGTTGAGATTGCCCACCAGAGCCAGTCGCTCCTGCACGGGCATGAATGGCCGACCTTTTTTACGGGTTAGCCATGCATCTGAGTTAAGTCCAACAATGAGTCTGTCGCCTAGTGTGCGAGCCGCTTTGAAGTAGGCTAGGTGGCCCGAATGAACAGGGTCAAAACCACCAGTTACAAGTACAATTTTCATACTGGTATTTAATACGCAGTACGATTACACTTGAATATCTTCCATACCAGCAGCACGTAGACGCACAATGTGTCCGGCCATCCATTGCTTGCTGTCCAGGCCCTTCATGATACCCAACCACTTGTTGCGTAGTAGTGCCACTTCGTTGATAATGGTTTCGAAGTCGATTACTTCGTCCTCGCCGTCCACATACTTTTCAGCATCTCGACTGGTCAGCGCACGAGCGTATCCTTCCAGATATTTTTGAAAATGTCGGCGACGGATCTTGCGTAGCTGAATGTTGAGATAATTCAACACAGCTTCAATTTCTTGCAGCTGGTTGAATCTCTGTTCTGTAATACCGGGCAGTTCTTTGATGCGGTGTTCCACAATGCCGCCGATCTTGCAGTCGCGACGAGCATCTGCTAACTCTTGCTCATAATAAGAAATAAAGTCAGGTATCTTGCCCAGATCAGCTACCACACGGTTATACCACATCAGTTTTCCCAGCGTTCGTCTTCGTCTAGATCAACGTCGTCGTCGATTTCTTCGTCTGCTTCTTCTTCTACATCTCGGTTGACGTAAGCTGCTAATGCACGTTTGATGTCTGCATCCCCTTTGAAGGCTTCGCGGATTTCGTCCGCATCGTAGTCGTTGTCGATCAGGACAGCGACCACAGTTTCTGCTGCTTCGTCACGATCTACGGTGTTGACATAACGGCGTAGTTCTCCCCAGATTTCACTCGCTACAATTGCACTCATTCAGAAGTCTCCTCTTCAGATGTAGTTACCTCTGTATTCTGATTGGCAAAGTCTTTCATGACCACATCCAAGCAAGCGTCATCATTGCGTTCCCAGCCCTTGCGGAACTTCTTGATGATTTCCCCATCGCTGGTGGTAAACACCAGACTGTTGCCTTCTTTTTTCAGCAGGCCTTTTTTCTCAATCAAGTCAGTAAGACCCGAATAAGGACTCATGCCTGTGGTGTAAGGGATCTTGACCTGCACACCTTCAAACGGCTTGGCGTATCGAGTTTTCATGACCTTGCAACCGGCACGGATACCATTGACTTCACTCACCTTGTTGCCGTCTGCGTCCTCTTTCAGCTTCATCTTTTTCATAGCAACCACAATACTGCTGGCATAGATAAAGCCTTGACCACCCGAGATCTTGTCATCGGGATCAAACATGTCTTGACTTGCGTATGTGTGGTTGGTACACACCAGGCCCACGTTGTAACTGCCAAACATGTTGACACAGTTACGAACCAGGGCAGTGAGTGCTTTGGGCTTGCGGCCTAGGTCACCCTTCATCTCGCCTGCTTCAAACTGATTAACGTCTGTGGGAGTCAACAACATGCCCAAGCTGTCAATCACAAACAACACCTTGGGACGCTCGCCATCGGGCAAGGCCTTGTAGTCGCTCATGAATGTGCTGATGGTCTTGGCCACGTCATCAATCATGGCCATACTCAGTTTGAGCAGTTTGCTCTCACTTGTGTCCACACCCAGAGCTTTGAGCCAATCTTCGTCTAGTGCGTTTTCTGAATCAACTAGCACCACAAAAATACCTTGCTCTTGTGCATGTTTCACAATGTTGCCACTACAGATGTAGCTTTTGCCTGCACCTGAGTCGCCAGCAAACACAGTGACCTTGCCCAGCGGAATGCCACGGTTGAAGTCACCAGAGATCAAGTAGTTGAGTGCATAGTTGCCTGTTGAGATCCAGTCTGTAGGATCGTTGAAGCCGATCGAAAGGCCTTCAATGCTTTTGGTAATTTCCTTGCGGAACTTACTGATATCAAAAGGTTTTCCCATTTGTTTTCCTTGTATAGATAGAAATGCACACGGAGAGCCCGTGTGCATTGATTAGCAATGATTATTGCTTTTGACGGCTACGAATCATAGCCAAGATGTCTTCGGCCTTTTGTGTGCCAGCTGGCTTGGCAACAGGTGCTGAGGCTGCAGGTGCGTCATCAGTATCAAATGGTGCATCTTCCGCTGCCACTACAGGAGCAGCTTGTGCTGCCATAGGCGTTGGTGCTGTTTTGACGGCAGAAGTGTCCTCGTCTGCGTCGCCTGCAGGGGTTGCGCCTGCTGGTGCGCCAACGCCAGCAGGGCGGAAGTACTGACCCCAGCGTTCGGTGTCATAAGGTTGTCCATCCACTGACGCTTCGAACATTTCTTTCATCACACGCAGTTCAACTTCGCCTGGCCGCTTGGGCAAGAATGTGCTCAAGTCAAACAGGCCATGTGCAGCCACGGCGGCCTGTTCAGTTTCGGTCAAGGCCGATTCCTTACGTGCCCACTTTGAAGTGTTGTAGTCAGCATAGCCACCTTTGGAGGTCTTGGCAATACGGAAGTCCAAGCCACGCAGGTAGTCAGTTGGCAATTCTTCCAGCTCAGGATCCATCAAGGCACCTTTGATCAGGGTAAACAACTGTGGGCCAATGATGAACTTGCGGATTGGATTGTCCGGGGTCTTGTCGTCGCCGATGGGGTTCTCACGCACAAAGCCCTGCATGATGTAGCTGCGCTTTTTCCAGTACTTGCGACCCATGTCTTCCAGACTCTTGTCTTTGAACCAGGTGCGAACTTCAGCTAGGATTGGGCAGGCTTCGCCCCACATCTCGACACAGGGCACTTGGACCATGACCTGCTTGGAGTCCATTTCACCCTTGACGCCGTTGAATGGCAGTCGGATCATGGCTCGTTCAGCCCAGAAGAATGTGTTTTTGGTGTTGCCATCTGGAAGGAAACGCAAGGAAGCACTTTGTCCTTCTTCCATA